AGCTCATCAAATTCTTATACAAGTTTGGTTTGATTGGTTTTACATATGCACCCGGCAATTTGGTTTTGGTTGCACTTGAATTTGGAGAGACGACAATATTCTGTTCAAGTAAATATTTGTGAATCAGTGCATCCCAAACACGCATACCCGAAAACGTGTCATCAAAGTTAACACCCGCGTAGTAGGCAACGGATAATGTGATATCAATAAACTTATTCTTATTATCTATTTGCATCACCCGTTGCACATCACAGACGTTATAACTACAATATTTCTGTGGATTCCTATCCCACAAATCATCCAAATCTTTGTAGCCATCTGCCCTGTAATCAAGTTTACCGACATCAAGTTCATAATTTGAAATGAAGTCAAGACTATAACTTTCACGACTTGAATATGTATTCTTCTTATACAACTCAATGTAATCTAAACTTGAAATACCGAGGATGTTGTATCTGATAACATCATTGCCAAAGTTATCCATGCGATCCATCTCGCGTATTTTACCCAATGGACTAAGTTTTGAGGTTAATCCCTCGCCAAGTATTTTAGTGAATCGATTAATAATATATGGAATATCGTAACCATCAATATTCCAACCTGTCATAATATCTGGGTAATTTTGTCGCCAGAACTGAAGAACCTTAATACACAAATCCTTTTCATCTTGACAGTAAATGGATTCATACTCAACATCAATTTTCACATCATCTGTATTAGTCCACTCAATTTGATTACCAAAGATGTAATACTTTTTTGTGAATGAATCATAAATTGTAATAACGGTCAACATACCTTCTGCTGCATATGGGTCAGGCTTAGTTAACCGCTGACCACGAGAATCCTTCATCTCATTTTCGATATCAATACAGAATGTTCTAACCAAGTCTGGATTGTAATCTGTCGTATAATTTTTAGTAACGTACTGAAGTTGATACTTCTCCATACCAAAAGTTTTGACGTTAATGCTTTTATTGTCCTTAATGTATGCCGTGGCTTCGCCCATTGTACGGAAAGACTTTTTCTGTACGTTATCTCCATATACGGTTTTGAGTCCACTATCGACGTTAGACTTAACATATAATTCGGGTTCAAAGTCAACCATTCGGCGGTATCGCGTGCCAGTTTGCATATCAACTTCATGAACCGCAAGGCGATTGGCGATGCGGGTAACATTTAGGAATTGTTTCATATTATAACATTTCTTTAAATAAAGCATAACTGTTAACTGTCACATAGAAGAAATTTAACGCCATAATATTATACGACTTTCTTAAATATGTGGTCACGGTTATTACTGCGGAACTGGACAGGAACAATGTATATACCAGAATAAAGTTTGCTTCAGCCGCCGAGTCGGCAAGAATAACTGAAGCAAACATGGTGGCGATAACAGCGGGGATTTCTACAACATCGATAATTCGTTTTTTCATAATATTTTCTTTCTCAATTAATTAACTTATGACTTATTATAACAAGATCTTAATTAAATGTCAAGGTTATTTCAATTCATTTTCCTCTTCTTGTAATTTGTTTATTGTCGCTTGCTTCAACTCACTTTCAATATTAGCCATCATTATCTCACCCACAACTTCGATGTCACAATATTCAATTGCAGATGATATAATTTCCAATTCCGATTTGGTTAATGTGATTCGGTTGATTGCACTTTTCACTTCAAATATGTTTTGAAACATATCACCATATATTACAGTCAATCGCTCGGTTTGTTCTGGTGTAAATTTATCCATTATTATGTCAAATTATGTCTATGTTGAGTCCAACCTTTAAAATTACCAGACCAATAATAATGCCTATTATCTAAGGCGGTTACTCCATCCGGAAAGATTAGAGGGTCATAACTATAATGTTCACTAAAATGTTTGGCGTCTAGCATTGGACGGGCAACATGTTCAAATGGACTCATGTGCTTTGAATCTAATAACATTTGATACAAGGCAATATCTTTGTGAAAGTCGGGTACAGAATTGTCGTGATTTAGATATGAAACTCTTGCACATCGAGCAACTGATATTTTTACAACATCATCAACAGTTAATGTTTCTTTTTCTTCTTCTGAAACATAGGGGAGATGGTATTCATCAAATTCCAGTTTTTCTGGAGTTGACATTTCCATCGCTTCTTTCATACATACCGCCAACTCATAAATTGCAGGATCTGCGGCAGGGTCTATTCGTAATTCAAAGAAATTATCCCATTCCGTGCCAGTAACAATTTTCTCTTGAAAATTAAAACCTAATAGGTAGCGATTTAGGTGTTGCTTATGAACATAAGTATACTTTTCTAATAGATGATAAATCACGTTACGAACGCCTTTTAAGTCTTGTGTAAATTCAGCAAACTCTCGAGGAGAAATGTTAATATCACCTTGCATTCCGGGTTGATTCTTTCTTACATCATGTGGCAAGTAAAAATCCTTTTTCTTCATTGCCTCAAATGGTATTGCTCTATCACTTGAACTATTACTCGATAACAATCGATGCTTTTCAAATTCGGCATCAAGAAACTTAGGTGCACGAATTTGAAGGGATGTTAATCTTTTGCCCTTGTATATCGAATCTTTAATAACCTTTGCGTAAATTCCATTCCTTCCTACATATGTCAAATACTTCATAACTATAATTTCCTACAACTTGTATTTTTGTCTAAGTGTCCATTCCTGTTTATCTTTGTATTTTAATACTTTGATATTACTTTGATGTACCATGTCGTCGTCATTAATCTGAGTTACGAGATCACACAACCCCCACTCGGATAGAATCTTTGCGATGCGATTTTGCCTTTTCCAATCATCTTCAATAAATTCAACTTTGCGACCATCCAGTGCAAACATTAATTTGAAATGTACGATATAATAATCACCTTTCTTATGAAGGATGTGACACGATTGAAATAATTCCTTGTTCTTGAAATTAATCACTCCAATTCTAGTCAGACTTTCTTTTATTTTAAGAAAATCATCTTCTTCAACTAAATTAATCTTTACTGCTTTTGTTATATCCCAATTTATAATATTCATTTCAAACCACCCAAATCCATCCTAGACTCTAATTCGTTAATTTGTGTATCTGTTAACAACATCCGCATTTCAGATGCTCGTTGATTGTTGCATTTATAATATCTCATCACAATCTCATCTTGAAAATCTTTCTTTGGTTTAAACCACTTACCATAACGTTTGTTTTTTCTTATCCCATTCAACAAATACTTATATTGGATATCCTTTGGAATGTGATTATATAGATTCATTTCATTTGCGTACATGATCGTATCCACAAAATTAGACAATGCCTTATTGATAATGAATGGCACATACTCTTTCTTGTTGTTATCGTCCATCACAAGGTTTTTTGTATTTGATATGGAATTAACCCAATCAAATAATCCTACCTTGCTCATGACTCGAACTCCACTGAACCCATAAGTTCAGTTAGAAATGCCACCAAATTAATTTCCTTGTCTGCCACGAACGCTTCTTTATAACTATATTCCGCCATCAAGACAACTGCCGTTGGCACACTACTTGGCACTATGAACTTATCTGCCGCTCTATACAGGTTAGAATAAATTTCAGACGAATCCAACATGTCTGAATTTAAACCAACCCACTCTCTAACGGATTTGAAGTTTTTTTGTTTAATAAGGTTAATCACATCATCAATCTTTAATGAGGTGATATCACTTAAAATACCGGAATCAATTTCCCCGCCGGCGGCATATCGTTGCAACTCATTCAAAGTGCGACGGAAGTCCGGAAAGTGGGATTTGATTAGTTGGGCAAGGACAGCATTATCATATTTAATACCTTCACATTCAAGTATCTTCTGTACCCTTTTCATGAATTGACCCATCATTATTGGAATTTCCTTTTCCTTAAATGAGAAGTCTACTTGAGTACAACGTGAATGGATTGGATCAATAATCTTATTCTTTAGATTACAAGTGAAGATAAAGCCGCACGTCGAACTAAACTCTTCGAGTGCGGCTTTTAGTCCCGCTTGAGCCGCGGCAGTTAAACCGTCGGCTTCATCTAAAATAATAATCTTCCGTCCACTGTTACCAAGTAGTGATATGGTGCTGGCGAAGTGTGTAATATCAGTTCGTAACGTCTCTATCCGTCCCTGTGTTGATGCGTTAATGATAATTGAGTCACAACCTAACTCATTACACAATGCCTTTGCCACGGTTGTCTTACCAGTACCGGCAGTACCAGATAACATCAATGTTGGGATGTCGCCTTGATTCAAAAACTCTATAAATGTTTTCTTAATCCTTTTAGGCAACACACATTCCGATATCTTTGTTGGGCGATATTTTTGTGCCCAAATGAATTCTTCTTTCATATATTACTCCTCATTGATGGCGGTCGGTTATAGTGTACTCGACGCATCCAATGCAATAAAGTATTGTAATTCAACGTCGTTATTGACCAACTCAATTACAGGCGTTGTGCCACCGATCTTACCAACTCGAACAGTGTAATCGCCCTCAACAAACTTAATAAATTCGGTTTTGATAATTGCATTCCCTGCCTCGACATCACTTTCATCCAATGTGATAGTAAATGTGTTTGCATTAGTTCCTTTCGAATCAAGTAGAGACGCAACAACACTACCATTCTCGGCTGTAATTTTAATGAAATCTAATCCCAGTGCCGCACTGGCTCTACTCAATTTTTGTAAATTAAGTGAACTTAATTTAAACGAATAAATGGTATCATCTGCAGATAATGAAATAGTCTTATCTGTATATGTCAATAATGATTTGTCTGTGTAGTAATAATTAACTGATGAATTATCACCGGATATCGTCACACAAGCATCACCAAATTCCAATTCAGGGTCGTCAATAACTTTTAGTACTGAGAGGAAGCCAGGAAGGTCATAAAATCCAAACTCTTTTGGGAAAACATCGTCCACCGTGGCACTTGACATCATTGCCTTATTGACGGACACGGTACCCAACGTGTTCCCTTCTTTAATTAAAATTGATTGGTTGATTGTTGCGTAATTCTCTAAAATGCTTACTGCGCCTTTGCTTAATTTCATTTCATTTTTCCTATATTAATAATATTTTTAAAAAGGGAAACTTTCATTCCCTCACACATATATTATAACACATATAATTCCAAAAGTATATATGTTAATTTCTCTCTTAAAAATCCTCAACATTCATCTCAGACTCAATTTCAGGCTGCATTTCAGTCTCGGCGTTTAACCGTTCATCCAGATTTTCATATAAAGTCTTAAACGCCCCGCGAGTATCTTCATCGAAACGGTTAGTGCCATACTCAACGGCTTTTGCTCTGTCTCCACCAAACGTTACATAAGTCTTAACTATATCAATTAAACGGCGAGTAGATAACAACTCATCAACGCCATCTTCATCATAAGTAACTCGAATGATACCCGCAAATCCAACCAATTTCACGATAAACTCTTTATCGTCCTCAGTTATTGTAGATTTTATTGAAGATAACATGTTGGTTAGAATTCGTTTCTCGACTGCCGTGCCGGCATAATTCTGTTCAATAGTGATTGAGAATCTATCTAACACCGCCTCATTTTGAACATTTGTTCCAACGTAACGACCAGACCCACCTTTACCTTTTGTGTTGGCGGTGGCGACAATAGTGAAACCCCTTGCCGGCTGGACCAACTCACCTGTACGTTTCACGAATAAAGGCGAACCTTCTAAGACCGCGTTTAAACAAGTAATACGATTGGGGTTAGCCAAGTCAAACTCATCAAGTAAACACACGGCGCCACGCTTCATAGCAACGACAACCGGACCATCTTTCCAAACCGTGTCCCCGTTAACCAGAGTGTAACCACCAAGTAAATCTTCTTCACATGTTTCTGACGTGAAATTGATTCGAATTACTTCTCTCTTATTAATGGCACATGCTTGTGTCACACTCATCGTCTTACCATTACCACTCTCGCCAGTAATGTAAGTTGGTAGGAACATGTCACTTTTGATAATAGTTTCAATATCTTTGTAATTTCCCCACTTGACAAATTGTGAAGATTTAGTTGGGATATAGTTTTGAACAACATCAGAAACCACAATATCTTCTTTGTTGTTATCCAATGATAGTTCATCCGAAATAACCGTAGACTCGTTGGTGATGTCGTACAGACCACGTCCCACAGATCTTAATGTTTTATACATGGCTCCTGATAACGCAGAACCTGTAACAACACCAGACGCTTCATTTAGCTCTGTACGTGTATACACGGTTTTTTCTGGGTTATGGGACAACAAATAATTAACAACTTTATCAATCTTTTTCATAATATATTCTCTCTCAATTAATTAACTTACAACTTATTATATAACAAATCTCACTATTTGTAAAGCCTTTTCACCATTCATCTTAGTATTGTTTGTCATAACGATATAACTAAAAGTTAGAACAAATGGAGTCAATGATAATATTTGAAAAGGCTTTCACTTTTCTATTGTCTTTTGATTGTGAGCGGAAGGCGGATTTCGCACTACTTACCGTAATCTCACCTTTGTTGTTTTCGTATGGATTTATAGTCAGTTCCCAATCACTTCGTGGTCTTGGTTTATTTAGAGTATCTTTCATTATAACCATTTTAAATTCTGTGATTGGTTCATATTGAAACATACCAACCGCAGTAAACTCTTTTTTATACTGTTTGCTGAAATCCATGTATCCATTTATCGCAGAAGATTTACCCATTTTAATGTATGTCACACTTGATTCAGTTCTGGTTGCCAACAAAGACAACAAAGATTCAACTACCGTTATGTTAATATGTGAATATGAAGTTCTAGTTTCTCCGACTCGGGATGGACTATATTCAATTCCAGTTTCGGCGTCGAGCAGAGTATACTGGTTTGCAAAATGTCCAAATGCTCTAATCGTTCTATAAGATAGTTGTCCCCCAAAACCTCCAACACAATATGACATTCCTGATGTGTCTCCACCATCAGTAAATATGATAATACTTGTGTGTTGAACATTGTTCACACTTTTGAATTTTTGTGATAATGGCAACATTTGTAGAATTGAATCTGCAAGTGGTGTTGCACTATACCCAAACTCAATTAGACGGAATGCCTGGTAATAATCACTACACGTCATGCCACCCAACACTTCCAATCTACACATAGCAATTAGGAACGCATCATCGCTGTCGGATTGTGACATGTTATTGTCACTGATCTTAACTAATTCAGAACTGTCACACACCGCCGTGCCAAGTACGTGACGTGGGTTTGTTTCGGTTAATTTGCCGGTAACATGAGCAAATGCAAACACTTCATATGGTATTTTAACAATTCTACAAAACTTGACAAGTAAGAAGGTTTGGTTTATCACATCTTTTATTCTATTGCCTTGCATCGAACCACTAAAATCTATTAGTAATTGAACGCCATGACTTTTACCTTCTTTCAAAGTTTCCACGGTCTTAAATATTTCATCACTTATTTTATACTTGTGAAGAGCGCGAGTGTTTAGTGAACCTGAAATTGAAACAGACGTTCTTGAATATTCATTCGCCTTTTTGTTACGTTCAAAGTCTGCCGCCATGACACGAGCCGCTTTATCTAATTTATTAGAAACTTCTTTAAAGTCTGAACCTTTTGTCTTATTAATTATAGCCATCACTTTATCTTTACTTAATGAAAGATCATTGTCTGGTGGGCAGTTCATAAAGTTTCTAAACTCTAATACTTTAGTTGAAATATTCTCGCTACGAGGAATAACAACTTCAACTGGTTCCCTACCCGAGGATTCAATTTTTTGTGATTCAAGTTCCTCATCAATCATGTCTTGGATTTTAGATTGAAACTTATTTGATTTTGTTGTGGTTGGCTCGCCGGCAGTTCCTTCGTCGTCTTCGTCTTCAGACTCTTCGTTGCCTTCAGACTCTTCGTCGTCTTCGTCTTCAGACTCTTCGTTGCCTTCGTTGCCTTCAGACTCTTCGTTGCCTTCGTTGCCTTCAGACTCTTCGTTGCCTTCAGACTCTTCGTCGTCTTCGTCTTCAGACTCTTCATTTATATAGTCATATAATTCCAAACCAAACTTAACAACATCATCCATTGTTTCAGTTGACATCATTTTGTCAAACATAACTTGTTCACTTGAAGTGAACGTGATGTCAAACTCGGTGTTGAATTTTGCTCTTAGGTTTAATCGGTCAAGTAAGTTCAAGTTAGTGGTATTAATGTCCTTATCTTTTAGGAATTCATACATATTTTTGAACTTACGAACAGAGCCAGGAAAACGCTTTTGAACCAAACGCTCAATTCTAGCATCTTCGACTATGTTTGCAAGTGATGGGGTTGTGTCCTTAGACAACTGAACATAAGCATCTGCATTAGTGTAAACAGCATGTCCAGTCTCGTGAAGAGTATAACCTTCATTTAACGTGTCATTTTTAGGAAGAGTGATAACTCTATTCTTTAAATCAAATGATGCTGTTGTTGCACCCACACTTTCGAACACGGTTAAGTTTTCTTGGGCTAACAACTTGGCTAATAGTGGTGTCGATGAAATCATAATTTAGTCCTTCTCAATTAACTTACACGTTATTATAACACACTCTTTCAAGCAATACAACCTAATTAACTAACACTTTTGGTAAGAATTGCTCAATGAAATCAAACCGTTTCAGTAGTTCGGCGCTCAACAGGTCTTCTCCGTAGAACCAAAGAACCACACTCGCGACAGTCAACAATGTCACGCCCGGAATGGATAACACCAAAACAACGAAACAAACCACGAACTTGGCGATTTTGTGACTAACTGTATTTTTTTGGAAGGTGGTCATAATATATTCTCTCTCAATTAACTAACTTACAACTATATTATAAGGTATTGTCCTCCATTTGTCAAGGGTATTATCACTTATTTTTATACTTTGTTTACATATGAATATAACTAAAAGTTATAACTGTGTGATTGAACTAAACCGCCCAAGTTTATCAATTTGAATATGTCCACTAAATTTATCAGCCAATTCAACTCGGTGAGATATAACAATTAAATTCTTGCCTTCATCAATCAAACTGTGTTTGATTTTCAGGAACGCATCCAACCCATCTTGGTCAAGCGAACCATCAAGTATTTCATCCATGATTAATAAGTTTGTGCGATTACTGTTTTTTACTATAGCCAAATCACACATCGCGAAAAGCATAGCCAAATCCAATCGACGTTTCTCTCCCTCGGAATGCGACATGTAAGAACGTAAATTCTTGCCGTTCTTAATCACATCATTAAACTGTTCATCGACTGTGAACGTCTCCTGAAACTCAAGAAGGTTCATATACTTTGAAATTAACTTATTGAAGATTGGTAGGTAGTTTCTAATAATGCGCGACTTGACACCATCATCTTTCAACAACTCCACTATTTCATATAGAACATCATTATCAGTATTTGATCTGATTAACTCCTCGCTCTTGCTAACTTTGTTTGTCAATAATCCATCGCGCTCCAACTCCTGATTAGCCGTGTTTTTGGCATTTTTGATATCACGGTTTTGTTGTTGAAGAACCTTTTTTTTATCACTTTCGGTCTTGATAACTTGATTTAATTCGTTACTTTTATCCCTATCCTTTTCTATTATAATCAATTGGTCTATCACCGTCGTTAATTCTTTTTTAACTTCAGTTACTGTGTCTTTGGCTTTGGTTGTGCCGTCAACAAACTTATCAATTTCAACCTTCTCATTTTCTATGTGTATACATTTCACTTCATCGTGCAAGTCTTGTTTACATGTCGGGCAATGATCGTTATCCTCATAGAATGAAACGGTCTTATTACTCTTCTTGATATTAAGTTCAAACGTGTCCACGAACGAATTTAGTTTTAATATCTTCTTCATCAACTTAGTTTTTGATACTGTAAGTGAACTACAATCAACTTCGTCTGGGATTAGAGAAATTATATTATTAATAATAACATTAGATTCATTGATCTTTGTTATGTTATTATTAATCAGTTCTTCTGTGTTATCGCTCTCACTTTGAATACTTTTGTTTAGATATTCAATACTGGTTTCAATGACTCTTAATTGGTTGTTAATATCATTAATTATTTGTTTGCCTTCAACTATTCTACCCTTACTTAACTTATTCATAACCGAGAATAATTGAATGTCAAGTAGTTCTTCGATGATGACTCTTTTGTTGACGGAACTCATTCGCATGAACGGCACATAATCAGCCGAACCTAAAATCACTGTTTGGCGAAAAGTCATTTCACTCATACCAATAATACTCTGTTCCAACATATTTTGATAATCACGGGAGTTTGAATCTTGATTAATTAATGTGTTGTTTCTATAAACTTCAAACTTATTTGGTTTGATGCCTCTAACAATTTTATATGGTATTTCGTCTACGTGAAAATCTAACTCGACGTTCAACTCCTTGTTGTTCACGTTGTTGATAAGTTCGTCTTTCTTTATCTTGCGGTACGGCTTTCCGTATAATGAATAAATCATGAGGTCAAGTAATACACTCTTACCATTACCGTTCGCGCCCGTCAACAAACTGTCTGGGTGTTTCACCAAATCAATTTCAGACCATTTGTTGCTATACGAAAGAAAGTTCTTGAATCGAACTTTTTTAAATGTAATTAAACTCATATTAATCAACAACCATATTTTGTGCCTCAGTGTGTAATTCCATTAATATCTTTTTAACCATATCAACATCCACGTTTTTAATTTCTTCTGCCGCTCTCAACAAGATAGAGGTTGTATCTTCGATGTCAATGTCCTCAATGTCAATGTCAGCATATTCAACTGCTTGCTCAATAATGTTAGCATCAACTAACCCACTTTTAAATAAACGTTCCGCGAATCTATTCCACATAGATTCGTTTGTTTTACTGACCATAAAAACTTTAACATAAGTGTCTTTGTATCGAGTATAATCAAAATCATCATAATCAGTTTCTTCGTCATTATAAAATATTTTATGATATAACACGTTTGGGTTTTTAATAAATTCACATTCACGAGTTTTTGTATCAAGGATATGAAATCCCTTCTCATCATTGTAATCGTTCCATGTCATTTCGTATGGAGTACCAACATAGAAAACATTTCCTTTTCTTGACTTGTGGTGGAAGTGACCACTAATAACCAATGGAATGTGTTTAACACTTTTTGAACTCAATCCATGTTTATTTTCAATACCCTTCATAAAATCAAATCCCGCAAACTCGAAGTGACCGAATGCTATTTCACAATTAGTATTATCAGCCCATTCAAGAAATTCATCCCGATTCTCTCTATTAATCCACGGAATATATGCCAATCCATTATCATCTTCAACTAGGTCTTGGATAACACGAATAGTTGGATATTCTTCTTTTGATATAACTTCTTGCACGGAATACAGTCTATTGGTATCTTTGAAATATAGATCATGATTTCCGGCATAGGTTGTTAGGTTGAATCCCTCATTTTTAATAACGTCGAGGAACACATCCTTGCAATGGCGAATGGCTTTAATATTAAGATGTTTTCTGGTATCAAAAAAGTCTCCAGTTTGAATGATATCGGTGATATCATTTTCTCTTAAATATGGAAAGAACACGTCATTATAGAACTTAGTTTGGTGTTCAGTAAACGCGAGCGAATCGTGTTTCAATGAAAAATGGGTATCTCCTAATATTGCAATTTTACTCAAATGTGTTCCTTTATTTTTCTATTAGTATATTATAACACAATTTAAATTAAAGTGTTCATTTCTTTTTGCTTTTTCTTGGCTTTTTCTTTCTTGCCAATAGCAGCATACGCATCTAGGTCAAAATTATAATAATTACCTAAATACTCTTTCAGCTCGGCTCCCATCTCTGACATCGAGTCGTGGGCTTGGGTGGATGCAAACTCGATGGCGTCCACCGCCATACCTTGAACGTACTTTGCTTTGGTTGCTTGTTGACGTTTTTCTTTTTTT